TTTCTCTCTAGAAGAATATGAGTCTTATGGTTCAACTCTAGAATCATCAACCCCAACCCCAGAAGAATCTTTGGTGAGGGAGCAAATCTCTTCGGAAGTTGAACGAATGTTGAAGACTTTGAAGAAGAGGGAAATAATGGCCTTAAAGATGCGGTTTGGAATTGGGATGAGAACCGAGTATTCCCAGCAGGATATCGGAAAGCAATTCGACTTAACTTCGTCTAGCATCGCTCAAATTGAGGCAAAAGCACTACGAAAGTTGCGTCACCCTGAGAGGTATGGAGCTTCTAAGGAACTTTTGGAAGCAGTCTCATGAGAAAATGGCACAACGAAATCAAGAAAGAAATAAAACGTGCTGGATTGACAGTTAAGGACAAAAAAGTATCCGGCAAAGGGCACCTCTACTATGGATTCAACGAGACCGAAGAAAGTATATTGATTCCATCAACTCCAAAATCTGAAGGAATTGAAATTAAATCTGTTACATCAAGACTGAAAAAAATACAAAGAAATGTCTTGACAAATGCTGCTTAATTTAATATACTATAAGAGAATCAAAAATCAAGAGATAAATATGGTAATAGGAGAGACAGAAGTCACCAAAACCGAATCCGGTACTTACACTGGTGTCCCTTCAGAACAAATTCGTCATGCCTTCTACGAGTATATGTACTTTGACCGCATTGGACACATCCGCCAACGCAAGTGCAAGTTAGTTCCTCACGCAGAGTGGCTCGCTGACTTTGTGACCGAAGGTTTGATCGATGAAATGACCGCTGAGATTTCTCTCAATGCGTTAGAATCAGAACGCAACCCTGCTGTCCGTCGATACGCAGAAGTGTCCGGAATGTTCGAAGAGCCCGTTAGATTGTCTTTAGTAGTCTAATGGGATACTGGGTTTTAGAAAGAGATACAAGAGGAAAAATTATGTCTCGTAAATTACCACTTTGGGAACAAAAGATTAATAAGTTCGAATCAATCTTTTGGGATACTCACACTCTGGATGATCTAGTCGAAGCAGTGAATAAAGAACTGCCTTCTTCTGGTGCGAGTGATATTCCGGAGTTAGAAGAATGGCGTCTAGCACAGAATTTGTTCTACGATATTTACAATAATGGCGGGAGCAATTGCATTGATCTCGCTGGAAGTAATTCCAAGGAACAGTTTGGTGTAGGAAAGGCTCGTGCAAGTCAGTTACGAGGATCACCAGAAGAACTTGAGAACCGAACTCTGAAAGCACTTGAGACTGCTGCTGAGTTTCTTGGTCTTGAGGATGAGTTGGTCGCAATACAACCAAGTTAAGGAAAAAACATGGGTCAGGTAGTAGATATATCTGGCGAAGTAATACAAGATGAGGAAGGTAAAGTTCCTATAACCATCTGCTTCGCTGGCACTAAGACTGTGTGGGTAGAGAAGGACAAGTTAAACAACGATGAAATTGGAATTCTCTGTGCAGAGGCTTCCGAAGCAAATACAGATAACATCAATGAAGGTTCAGTCACTGTAGGATTTCACGCTCAGGATTTGGATTTCATTAAGGTTCTTCAGTCCGTTTGCGAGTTAGGCCCGACCACTCTTACGTTCTGCGATCCAGAAATCGCAGCAATGTTGGAAGATATGCCCAATTGGGGTGATATGAAGAATATGTCCTTCATGGATGAAGATGACGAAGATGAGTGAGAGGAAAGAAACATACTTACCTCTTCCGAAGGAACTTACTATTAAGTCTAGTGCAATTCATGGACTAGGACTTTTTGCTACAGAATACATTCATTCTGCGGTATATCTTGGTGTCACTCATATCCATCATCGTGGAGATTGGGTGAGAACACCACTGGGCGGATTCATTAATCATAATGATTATCCGAATGCTGTTATTATAGAATGTTCTTCTGACATGGAACGTCAACTCTTTACAACTCGGCCAATACTGAAGGGTGAAGAATTGACAATTTACTACACGCTGTACAATGTCGTGCAGAAACATGAAAGGATTGAGAATGGATAAGAACCGCGAAGCTAAGATTAAGGGTGCAGTCACTGAGATTGCTAATTCACTTTTGCGAATTGATGCGGAACGTGATCTCATAAAAGAGATTGTCGATAAACTCGCAGAAGAGGAAGATCTGAACAAAAAGACTCTTCGTAAATTGGGACGGACTTACTATAAACAAAATTATGGTGAAGAGCAACAGTCCTTCGATGAATTCTCTGATCTCTATGAATCGGTCTTTGAGACAACTTCAACTAATCCACTTGAGGAGGCCGCTAACGCACTATGAGAATTCTGATATTGTTGGTGACGGTGTTTTTCCTGATGGGCTGTGCAGGAATGAAAGAGTACTTAACGACTCCAAGAAATCTCAGTTACTGGGATCAACTCGGCCCAGACTATGTGAAGTGTCACAAGACAATGGAAGTGAAGTTTTGCAGAAAGCATGGGCCGTATATGATCTGCCAATGTTACGCAAAAAACATCAAATAAAGACTTGACAGTTATTCCGATATCCTTTATTATAGCTATGTAATAAATTGAGTGATCTTTATGACCATACCCAAAGACTCAAAACGCGCCGCTGCAGCTGCTGCAGATTGGCTTGATGTACCTTCTGTGGATTCTGACGAAGACCGCAATCGTAGAAAGAATTTGTATGGCCTGTTTGGGCTGATTTCTAAGAAAGACGACTATGCTACTGGGCCTCTTGGCGAGGCAATCGTGGAACTGTTCTTTTGGGTATCGAAGCAAGATTACCAGAGAAACCCGTCGGCAGTAATGCTGGAAGAATTCGGAAAACGCAAGTGTATTAAGCCAGACGGTGTGCTGATTGAGGAGCATGAATATATTTATGTTGAAGTGAAGACTAGAGCATATTGTTCTACCGGCACAGCACATGAAAAGATTCCAGGCATTCCGGATAAGTATCGTGATGTTCCCAAGAAAGTGAAGGTGGTTTTATTGGCAGACGATGAACATAAATGGAATCGGCGCTGGGCCCAAGAGTTTCGTGGGGAACTTGCGATTGATCCAAAAAACGAGAAAGCAATGAAACAGAAAGAGTTTGAGCGTATGGTGATCGATGAACTCATCTTGGGAACAGAAGTAGCAAAGGTATTGAGAGAATATGCAGAAACCACTATTGAAATGGGCGGGTAACAAATATCGGGTGCTACCACACCTGTTACCCATTATCGGAACTCCAAAAACTTATGTCGAACCGTTCGGCGGCACTCTTGCGACTGCACTGAATGTCACTGCAGATGAGTATCGATTAGGAGACATCAATGCAGATCTAATTAATTTGTACCAACGTATCAAATCAGATAACAACTTTGTTGAAGATTTGAAAAGCCTTTTCATTGGCGGGAATGATGAAGAACGATATTATCAGGTAAGAGAAGAGTTCAATGAAAGTCATGACCCTCTGTTATTTGTCTATTTGAACAGACATTGTTTTAATGGTCTAACCCGATATAACAAGTCTGGAAAATTCAATGTGCCTTTTGGTAGATACAAAACAGTCTATATTCCAGAGAACGAAATCAACGCATTCAAAACGGTGTTTCGGGATGTGACATTCAAAAACTCTTCCTTTAATGATATGATTTACTATGATGGTCTGGGACAAGATGACGTTGTGTATTTTGACCCGCCTTATTTTCCTGCAACCGAAACCGCAAACTTTACAGATTATGCAAAAGAAGGGTTTACATTAGAACAACAACAAGAACTTGCAGATATCGCAATAGACCTTGCATCAACAGGAGTCGAAGTTTTGATTTCAAACCATGATGTACCGATTGCAAGAGAGATGTATGTCGGTGCGAAATTTTATGAGATTCAAGTCACTCGTAGTATCAGTGCGAAAGGAACCTCTAGAAAGAAAGCCTCTGAATTGATTGCGGTTTGGAACAATGAATCTTATTCGAAGAATCAGTGATTCGTATACGGATCATTAATCACTCATACGGATTATATATGAATCACCCAGAAGACTTAGATATTCTCGTAATCATCCTCGTACTAGCATCACTAGTGAGTTATCTCGCAAACACTTAGAGGCAACCGCCGTTAACGCGGCTATTTTTAGGAAAACACTATGCAAAGAAACGCAAAGACATACAATGCTGGAGTGAAGCCAGATTCAATTAATCTGATGTCACTCACACAGTTCTTTAAGGAAACTAAAGATATCTTAGAACTTCGCGGAGAGAATGATTCTGCATTTTATTTTGAGCAATTAGAAACTCATCTACGCGAAGGTGGGTCTCTCAGTCAGTCTTCCAAGGACATTGCGAGGATACTTGGATTATGAGTCAGTTTGAATACACGCCCGAGGGATGTAGTGCTGCGAGAGACTTTCTTTTGGAGAAAGGATTGTGGAGTGACGAGATATTAGAGAGTTTTCAAGACTTTTTGCTAGGAGCGGGGTATATAATCGACCCTGTGGGGCAAAAGATTGTACTGGCAGACAGCGAGAACAGGGCTTTTTAGCCTCGCGGGAACAAGATAACAGAAAAAAGTTTTATTTTTGAGTAGAATTATAGAAAATAACGTTGACAAACACTGCTTTTTGCGAGTATAATATTAAAAAAGGAAAAAGGAAAAAGGAAAAATGAGCCACTGGACTTATAGAATAATCTCATCGCCCTGGCCTTCAAAGCTGAACGAAGAGTCTCGAAGCTTTGAAGTGCATGAAGTGTACTTCGACGAAACTGGTATTCATGCCGTAACTCAAAAAAGCGTATCTCCTTATGGAGAAACTGAGGAAGAGCTTAGAGCGGATATGGAGAAGTTTCAAGAAGCATTCAACAAACCTGTTCTGAAAATGGAAGATCTAGACTTTGTTGGGGTTGACACATATTGACGAGATATCGCGTCGAGATGGGTATGAGAACATAGGACTTGCAAATAAACTTT